TCCGGGTTTTCGTTTTTTAGCGCCGCACGCAGCTCATCCGCCGTGTCCGGGATGAATCCTGTTGCCGCGCCGCCCTCGCCGCCCTCGCCGACGGTGTAGTTATACGAGGCTGCCGGGTTTTCAATCACGACGATCTTCACCCGCCCTGGGGAGCCGCCGGCTCCGCCGTTTCCTCCGTCGCCGCCCTCGGCACCATACCATACGGCAGCCAGGTCCGCGGTTTCCTCGACCTCGACGTAGGTGTCAGCGTCCTGCCCGTTTTCGCCCGGCCAGCCGGAACCTCCGCCCGTGCCGCCGCCGATGATGACGACCTTGATCTCTTCCACGCCGTCGGGGACCTCGAAGGTCCCGCCGTCCTTTGCATAGGTGTCGGCATCGAGGATGGCGACGTGCTGGTACAGCCCGGCCTGCCCTGCGGGCTCGAAATTCGCATACCATTCACAGCCGGCCTTTACGACGGACGAAGCCGCCGCGTCGACGTTCACCAGGTACGCGGTTTCTGTTTCTCCGTATGGGTTCTTGAAGGTGTATGCTTTCCCGCAGCGCTGATCGGTATAGACGATTTCGTTGCTGATCTGCTTGATGTGGGTTGCCGGGCAATAAAACGCAAAAAGCCGCTCCAGAAGGTTTTCGGAATTGATGAGGTTCACCATCGTGCAGTCGGTCACGCTGACGGTTTTCTCCGCCTGGGCGCCGCTGTTGGTCCTGCTCACCATCCGGGTGGAGTGCGTATACGGCACACCGCTCAGGGTCCCGTTGCCGCTGATGATCGCGCTGTTCTCCGTCGCGGAGATGAGCGTCAGCTGTCCGCCCGTCTGCAGCGTGGAAACGATGACCGGGGCCTGATCGAACCAGATCTCTTCGTTCGTCACCTGTATTCCTTCGCTGTTGTCAAAAAGGACCGCAGGCTCCGCGTCCTCAATCGCGGCATAGGTGTGCTCCATAATGGAGACGCTTGAATACGGCTTTGTATACTCAACATTGCCGCCGTTGTAGATGTCGAAGGTTTCGATGCTGTCCGCCTGCTCCGGCGCGGTGTAGACAAAAGTGAAGCGCGGGTTTCCGTCGATGTTCTTGATAATGTTGACGCCGTTGGAGAAGATCAGCTGGTAAAGGTTCGCCCGTTTGGACGCGTATGGAAGCCAGCCGCTCACCGGCAGGTCCGCGACGTCGTCGTCTATGGCGTATTCGATGACCGTGGTGCCGCTTCCGTGCAGGCCCTCGGCGAGGATATGCTGCAGGACGGCACCAAAGGTCGTTGCCGTGAAAAGCCCGCCGCCGTGAAACATCTTGTCCAGGCGCCCGATTGCGGATACACACTCGAGTGTGTATTTGTTCCGGCCCTTCCGCTTTACCGCCTGGACGTAGTATTTGCCCACCAGCTCGCGCTCGTGGTAATACCACACCGGGGTCCCGTCCTCGATGTCAATGAGCGCGGACCCTTCCGCTTTTTCTTCCGTGTCGAGACAGTAAACCTGCCCTTCCCCGGTGCGTATCTCTTCCCCGTCGGCGGATCGGAAGTGCGCGATGTTGAGCAAATTGTCCTCACTGTCGGCCACGGTCGGGTTGAAGGTATCGATGCTCAATTCCTGTCCGACGATCGCCACCGCCTGCACGGTTTGGCAGCTTATGATCTGATCGTTTTCAAAATACCAGGACGGATCGTCAAGCGAGCCGACATATATCTGGTTTCTCTTTGCATACATCTTTCCGTTACTCCATATTGTATCGGTCGGTCAGCGTCACGGACAGGCCAGTCCAGTACTCGCTGCCGTTGGTACCGGTTCCCCTGTGGCGGGTGGTGTCCGTTTCGTACTGCATGACCGCGGTCCTGTATGCGTTCTTTTTCGGGTCGAAGTAATAGACCGAGGCGTATCTGTCGGCCTGCAGGGTCTGCAGGAAATAGCTCTGCTGTTCCTCCGTCAGCGGCATGAGCTGGGAGTGCACCACCGCCTTGATGGCGAGAACGTCCTCGGTATACGAGCCGTCGAGCATCAGCCCTTCGTTGTTGCCGGTCACCTTGACATAGTCGACCTCATAGCCGCAGGGAGGGAAATAGTCGGTAAAATCCACACCGTTGATCTGGATGGTTTTCCTTGCCATGCTTCTCCCTCCCTTATGCCGTGACGAGGCTCATGCCGTGGCGGTTGCTTTCCGCCTGGCTGTATTTATATGTTTTCCGGGCCAGGGTGGCACCGTCAAGCTCCACCAGCGCCGTGATGTTGATCTCCGGCAGCCCGCTGCCCGTCCTGCCGGTCGCTCTTCCGACCGCTTCTTCGATGTCCTGCATCAGGTTCCGGTGCCCGTATACGATCTCACTGCCCGGCCCGTCGCCGAAGCCCTGGAGGACCGTCGGCTGCGTAAACAGGAAGGGGTTCTCGTATGCTTTCTTGTACCACTCAATAGAAAAGTGGGGAGCGGATGGAGGTCTGATACTGAAATGCCCAGTTATTGAAATATGCGGGAGCTTCAGCTTGGGAAGGGACCAGTCAAATTTGACCAGATTCTTCAACCTCTCCACCGCGTTCTTTACGATTTCTTTTGCCCGCTCGAAGGTGTTCTTTATCTTGTCGCGCATGGCGTCAAGCTTGCCGCCAGTCAGGGTGTTGATGGCGTCCCATCCGACGGAATAATACTGCTTGATTCCCTCCATCGCCGCGGCTGCTGCGCCCTTCAGGCCGCCCCCGTGCTTTTCATATGCGGCTTTGATTTTGTCCCACTTCCCCTGGAGATAGGTCCGCATCGCCTCGGTCTTTTCTCCGACGGCCTGGGTGATTTCGTCCCATTTCTTTCTGGTGGCGCTCTTTACGTCGTCCCAGAAGCCCTTTATCTTGTCCAGGAGCGGCTGGACCATACTCAGGAAACCCTCGGCGAGGGCTTTTACAAGGTCAATTCCTGCCTGCTTGATGGCCGGCCAGTTCTCTTTGAACCCCTGCACAATCGCCGCGATTATATCCGGAATAGCCCGGATCAAATCCGGGAGCGCCTGAATCAATCCGGTAATAACCGCGATCAGAAGCGTAGTGCCGGTCTTAATCAGGGCGGGCAAATTCTGAATAATCGCTTTTGTCAGAACCTGTAAAATCTTTGCCCCCACGTCGATAAATTTCGGGACAACGGTTTCCGCTTTCTCGGTTATGTTCTCAAGCCCTTTTTGAATCAGGGCGATCCCTTTGTCCCCGTTGCCGGAGAAAAGCTCCGTCAGGCCATCCATCACCGTGGTTATGCCTGGGAGAAATTCTGAAAAGAGCCCCCGCTTCAATCCGCCCAGCGACGTCTTCATATCCTGGAGGCTGTCTTTGTATTTCGCCGCCGCCTTGACCGCTTCGTCGCTCATGACGCCGCCCAGCTCGTGTACGCGGTCGCGCATTGCCTGCGTTTCTTCCGCGGTCATATTCAAGAGCGGGCCCAGTTCGGAGCCGCCCCTGCCGAGCAGCTTGGTGGCGAGGTATGTCCGCTCTGTTTCGCTTTCTACTCCCTGCAGGGCTTTGATCGTCGCCTCGAAGAGCTCTTCCTCGCTCATCTTTGCGATCTCTTCCTGGCTGATCCCGAGCTTCTGGAACGCCTCGCTGTCGGTTTCGGCTGCGGATGCCAGGGTCTTCATCGCGCCCTGCATCGATTCCATCGACGTGCCGCAATGCTGCATCACCGCATCCCATTCCTGGTATGCCTGCGAGCTCATGTTCATCTTTTGGCTCATCTTGTCGATATTGTCGCCGTAGTCCGCGACCTCGCTGGCGCCCTTAATCAGGGCCGCCGTTGCAGCTGCGGTTGTGGTAACAACGGCAACGCCGACCGCCTTCGCGGCTTTCCCTGCCGCCGCGACGGCCTTTGTCCCGAAGGTCTTTAACTTCCCACCGGCTCCGGTCAGCTTTTCGTCATATTCCTTATCATCGAGCCCGATCTTCGCGAAGAGCTCATATACGTAATCATTCGCCATCTGGGGCGTCCCCCTTCAAAATCAATCCGGCGCCCGCGATCACGTCCTGCGCGATTTCGTCGCCGGTTTTTGCCTGTTTCGGTTTTGGCCCTCTCTCTGCGCTCAATGGTCGCCAGGGCTTCTGGATATATGTGCCATAATCGACATTGCCCACTCCGGGAATCATGAAATGCGTCGTGTTTTCCGTTGTCAACCGCAGCGCCTCGGTTATGTACTGCCGGAACCGCATCTCTTCCTGCTCTTTGCGAAAAGAGGCGGCTATATGCTCACACACATAGCCGCGCCCGTAAAGGTCCAGAAGGTCGAGCCTTATGCTTTCGCATCCGGTAAAATATCCATCTGATCCAGCCGTATCAACGAGATAAAAAAATCGAGCACCGCCTGGTCGTTCAGGATCTCGGTTATTGCCTGCAGGAAGTCGGTCATCTTGTGGTTGTCGAGGTCCTCCGGCTCAATAAAGCACACGAGGCCGAGAAGCTCGGCGGTTTCGTCTGGGTATTCTTCCAGGATGCTGTCGAAAATTTCCGACAAGTTTTCCCTGAGTTGTTTCCGTGCTGCCGCCTGCCTCTCTTGCTCGGTCATGCCTTCCTTATATGCCGGCCGCTTTTCCCGGATCTCAAGTATCCGGGTTTTCTGCAGCCAGTCTGCAGCCCGCTTTCGGATTTTGTTGGTCTGGACCAAAAATTCCCGCGGGCTGCAATTTGCCAGGGTTTTCATAAAGCTCTTCCCTCCGTTTATTTGATTTTTATGTCGTCAGGCCGCCCGGCTTAAGGCTCCGGGGCGGCCGGGACGATGATTGTGCAAGTGTCGGTATAGGTCACGCCATCGACCGTGATGGATGCGGTGATAATCGGGCTGCCTGCGGCCTTGCCGGTGACCGTGCCGCTGCTGACCGTGGCTTTGTTGGTGTCGCTGCTGGACCAGGTGACCGTGGTGCCGGCCGGAATCACGCGGGCGTGCAGCTCGAGGGTGTCGTCAATCTCGACGGTCGCGCTGTGGCGGTCGAGGTCAATTTCCGGGGTCACGGTTTCGCTGCCGGTCTTGACGTAAATCTCGAACGGCACGGTGTCGATGTCGTCGATCGAATAGTGGCCGTGAAACTCGAAGCTAAACTGCCCTTTATTCTGCTTTTGGCTCTGAATCTGGAAGCCGGACGTATTCAGGGCGTTGATCAGGTGAATGGCCAGGAAGCCCGCGTTGTCGCCGGTGTTGACGTCAGTATAGTCGCCGATCCACCAGAGATCGGAAAAGTCCGCCGCCTTGAGCTGGGATCTGGGGACGATCTTTCGGTTGTCGACGGTGTCGATATCCGCCGCGCCCGTGAGCCGCTTGGCCTGGGCCGTGGAAACGGTCAGGAAGGTGCCGCTCATCTGCGGGTCGTATGCGGTGATCATCTTGAGCTCTTTGGTGTTGTTGGGGCAGTTGTCGATATCCTCGCCGAAGTCCAGGAAGGACGGGTTTGTGGCAAACTGAATGCCGCCGGTCGTGGCGCCGAGAATATTCCCGATCTCGCCGGTGTCCGGGTTGAAACTGTCCACCAGAATGCCCGCGTTCATCTGCAGCTTCTGGAAAGTATCGGACGGCATCTGGGTATATTTCATTTCGCTGTTTCCCTTCTTTCTATGCGGACAAAAATTCCGCATTGATGTTGATGTGAATTCTCCGTATATCAAACGGGTTATCCGCGGCCATGCGCTGACTGATCGGATTGCCGCGGGTGATCCAGATCGCGCCGCCCTCGTAGTGGACAAGCGTGCCGCCGTCCTTTAACGCACGGGCTATTTGCTCGGCCTTGGCTTCGATTTCCACCCAGGACGTGGATTTATACCACAAGTCCGCAGAAAGCGCCACAGCCTCGTCAAAATCGCCCACAGCGGCCTCGTATGACAAATACGGGTAGCCGATGCCGAGCTGTTTGAGGGTTTCGGTGTCATATGCGCTCTGCTCGTCTATGGCCGGCAATCCGAAGCCGGACCAGAAACTGTGTAAAGCCTGC